TATCCCATTTATCCTCTTTAGCAACCTCATCAATCCAGTCCTCAACTTGTTTAATATCTCGCAATAATAATCCTATAATATCTTTTTGACTTGGTTTTATTACCATAATTACCCTTTTTAACGCCTCATAAGTTTCTTTGTTCATTTTAGTTCCTTTCTTTAATAGTTTAATGATATAATTTTTCATCCATTTTGACTGCTTATCCAAATCATCATTTTCCCAATCCCAACCGAACCAAGCAATATAATCTAATACCCGAAATGTATCACCATCGCCAATTCCATCTAAAATATGCTCTACCTCATTAAATATATGACTATTAGCCCGTTCCTCTAATTCATTGATAGTTCTTAATACATCACATAATCCATAAACTTCTTTTTCCCCAACCACTTTAGATATTATATTTTCTAATTCTTTTCTCATAAATCTCCTTTCTTTAACAGTTTAATATCTACTGGATAAACTCTAATACTTTTAATTTCACATTCAATTTCTTCTGGAAAGTCACATATTTTTATTGTATGTTCTTGTTGTTTTATCCACTCATCTATAGCCATTTTAATAGCTTCATTCCATTCGTTGTATCTTTCTTTTCTAATAATTATCGGTCTATTATTTATTATTATAATTAAATCTTCATTTCCCATAACTTTATCCTTTCTTTAATAGTTTAGTTATTATTTATAGCAAAGATATTTTACCCTTTTTAGTTCAATATCATAATAAGCACAAGCGACCATTTCGTTATTAGATACATTCACAATTTCAAGAAGTTCGCCCTGATAATCATTAGCCACTTTAACCAAAATCTTATTCGCTTCGTCTTTATCGGTAAACTCACGACCAAATTGTCTTATAGATTCACCAGAAAACTTTATTTTATATTTTTTCATAATTTATCACCTACCTTTCTATTTTTTACCCGACATTATGGAGGCAAGGAAAGTATGTATGGATACTCTCCTTAACTCTATTAATAGCGATTATATTTGTCTCAATCCAGAATCAAAGTAATCATTTTTATGACTATCCCAATTATAGAATGTAAGCAAATGAGTTCCTTTCTTTAAATCATATTTCTTTATAAGTTCCTTCTGAGCCTCAGCCGAGTTTACATATCTACCTTCAACCCGTTGCTCAGTTTTATGGAAGTTTTGAACCCTTATCTTTTTTAACTTCATAATTTTTTAATGTACGCCATACCGTCTTTATTAACTAATTCAAGTTTAGCAAATAGATTAAACCTTGTCAAGTGCTAATATGGGGATAACTTTTAACAGGCACTAAATTAACATTTCAACCACTACAAGCCAAAAACCAAAGCCACAGAATAGCCCAGAATCAATTTAAATAACTAAGCCGATATAAACTATGAAACTACCAACAGAAGAAGGAATGAGAGAAATATTAGAAGAATACTTTAATGAATGTATTAAGAAAGAACAAATACCAACAAAGAATGGTATGACTTTAGCTTTAAACATAACAAGAGAGACATATAATCAATGGAAAAAGAAATCTGACACCTTAAAAGAATATGAGAAATTAACAGAAGAATGCTGGGTTCAAACATTAAGGTCAAACAATGTAGCTGGAACTATCTTTTATCTAAAGAACGCATTTCAATACAGGGACAGACAGGATTTAGATTTTAAAGGGAATATAGCTATTAAACAAATCACAGGGATGGAAATAGAAAAAGATGAAGATAAAGTTCAAAACAAAAATAGAAAAGCAGATAACAGCAAGTGAGCTTTGGATTGATAATATCACCGAGCAAATTCTTTACGGAGGAGCTAAAGGAGGAGGCAAGAGTTATTTAGGGGCCTCTCTTATCTTCGGAGACGCTCTAATCTATCCAGACACTCATTACTTTATAGCCAGAGAAGAACTGATTGATTTAAGGAAATACATTGTCCCAACAATTCACGAAGTATTTAATAACTGGAAACTAAAAATAGGAGATTACGCCAAGTTAGACGGACAGTATAACGTCTATCACCTTTACAATAAAAGCCAGGTATATTTAATAGCCTGTAAAGAGCTCCCAAGCGACCCGATGTATGAAAGATTTGGCTCAATGCAGATGACACGGGGCTGGATTGAAGAAGGAGGGGAGGTTTCAGAAGCGGCTAAAGCTAACCTCTGGCTCTCAATTGGAAGATGGAAAAATGATATCTACAAGCTTAAAAAGAAACTATTGATAACCGCTAACCCTAAAAGAGGTTGGATGAAACGAGAATTTGTTGACCTACTTAATCAAGGAGTCCTGCCAGCGAGTAAGAAGTATATTCAGGCATTTGCTACAGACAACCTTTACTTATCAGAAGATTACAGAAAAACCCTATCAGAAGAAAAAGACACAGTCAGGCGACAGCGACTTTGGGAAGGAAAATGGGATTATGACGAAGACCAGGACTCACTCATTAACTTTGACTGGTTATGCGACGCTTTCAGCAATACGATTACTAAAGACGGCCAGAAGTATTTAATTGTAGATGTAGCTCGGTTAGGCAAGGACTCAACTGTCTTCAGCTTCTGGGATGGATTAGACCTTTATCGGATAGAGAAGTTTCAAAAACAAGACACAGAACGAACCAAACAGCAAGCCAAGGACTATGCTTCAAGCGAACTAATTCCTTGGTCAAACATCCTAATTGACGAGGACGGGATAGGCGGAGCGGTAGTAGATGGAATGTTTGGAGTCAGGGGATTTATCGCTAATTCTACTCCATTGCCCACCCAAGGTCAGATAAGGGGCAAGGCTCATCGGATTGAAAGCGACCTAACCCCAAGAACTAACTTTGGAAACTTAAAAGCCCAATGTGCTTACAAAGTAGCTGAACTAATAAACGAACATAAAATAAGGTTTAGTGTAGCTGATTATCGGGAAGAGATTATTGAAGACGTAAACGCTATCTTGAGGGCTAAAGAGATAGACAGCGACAAACGGCTTCAAATCAAGTCCAAAGAGTTCATAAAAGCTAATTTAGGCAGAAGTCCCGATGTAGGGGATACTATCCTAATGAGAGCTTGGTTTGAGCTTAAAACTGATACCGAGTTAGAGCCAGAACCAGAAATAACTGGCGATGACATACAAGCAAAATGGCAATTAGAGCGGCGAAGAACCGCTTATGAAAAAGAAACTAATCGTTAGCCTCTGGTAGAAGGCAAATAAATTATGACAGATAAAAACATAAATAGGATATTTGGCGCGCTTATGGTTATTCTCGTAGCCATAGCTGGATATTTCTGTATTAAGGTGATTATTGAACAGCCCTTAGAACAGCCCTTAGAGGGTATATCATCAATTGAGGCGTCGCAATCCACTTCTACGGCCGCTATGGAAGGAGGAGCGGCTTTCAGTTCAGAACAAATAAGAGAGATTGCTACAACTACCCCATTAGGCGTTGCTCCAAGCGGAGACGCCAGAGTCGGGGCGGTAATTCTGGATTCAGTTGTTATTACCAGTTCAACTCCTTATTCGCTGATAATCAAGAACGCCACCTCTACGACCGATATCAGTTCTACGACAGTAGCGGTTATTAACAATAACAGCAGTGATGCTGTGGCTGGAACATATCCTTTAGGGATAGTGCTGGATAGGGGCTTAATACTCCAGTTTGAAAGTGGATTTTATGGTTCGTATGTTATAAGCTGGAAATAATATGTTAGAAAAAAGTATCTACGAACTCGTCAGAGAAGCGATTGATAATGATGATGGTGAAATTACTCAAGGCAAGTATGTTGATTTTAATATGCGGGAAACATTGGAAAAGATTGACGCTTATTACAATTCCAAGCACATTTCAGGCGAAACAGATATTGACGGCAGGGACAAACCATTTCCTAACATTAACAAGTCAGCAGTCAACATCTGGTATCGGGCAACCGATATAGACCGTAAGAATATACGGATTATCGCCAGTAAACGAAGCCAGACAACAGCCGCTTTTATAGCTACTCTTCTTTTACAGAAATGGATGCGAAAAGCCCGATTTGGGATATTCCTTAATAAGTGGGGAAGAAGCTTGGCCCGTTATTGTTCAAGTATCCCTAAGTTCATTGAAAAAGATGGAGAACTTATCGCTGAAGTCAAATCGTGGAACAAGATGATAGTTGACCCAATTGACTTTGAGAATAACTTAAAGATTGAAAAGATAGAACTAACCCCAGCCCAACTGAAAAAGAGGAAGGAATATGACCAAGAAATGGTTAGTAAGCTCTTAGAAGACAGACAAACCCGACAAACTACTGAAGAACAAGACCAAGACACACGAGATGACTATATTGAACTCTATGAGGTTCATGGGGAATTGTCTTTGGCTCACCTGACTGGATATGACGGGGATGAAGATATCTATCGCCAACAGACGCACGTCATTACCTTTATGGAAGGCAAAGAAGGCGAATGGGACGATTACACGCTTTACGCAGGCAAGGAAGCCAAAGAGCCGAATATGATTACCCACTTAATTGAAGAAGATGGCAGGACTTTGGGAATTGGGCCAGTAGAGGACTTATTTGACGCCCAGTGGATGGTTAATCACAACGCCAAGAACGTTAAGGATTTACTGGACTTTATTTCCAAACTATCCACCCAGACAGCAGACACTAATCTTAAAGGAAAGAATACTCTATCTGATTTCAAGCTGGGCGAGATTATTCACCACGCTGACGGAAAACCCTTAGAAGCAATCAATTTAGGCAATCAATTAGGCACAATTCAAGCATTAGAAGGAAGCGGTGAAGGATGGAAGCGTTTAGGACGGGAAATTGTCGGGGTATCTGAAGCAATGTTAGGTGAAATGCCTAAATCAGGCACAGCTTGGAGACAGACACGGGCTATTTTACAAGAAAACTACTCTCTCTTTGAAGTAATGACCGAGAATAAGGCGTTAGCCCTTGAGGAAATGATGAGAGAACATATCATTCCTTACCTTAAAAAGCAAATGGACACTACCGAAGAGATTTCAGAGATTTTAGAGGACTACCAGATAAAGCAGATTGACTCAATGTATGTTCCTAACGAAGCTATACGAATGACAAATACGAAAATCAAAGAAATGGTTTTAAGCGGCTTAGAAGCCAATCAGGGAATACAAGACGAACTAATAGCGAAATACACTCAAGAACTTCAGGACGGGCTTAATTCTTTAGGCAAACAGAGGTTCATCAAACCCTCTGACATTCCAACCAAGACCTGGAAAGACGCCTTAAAGGACTTTGAATGGGAAGTAATAGTTGATGCCAGCCACGAAGACCAAGACACTCAAGCAATGATGGAAACGCTTGGCACAGCGTTTCAGGTAATCGGAAGTAATCCAGCTATCTTTGAAAATCCCAAAGCCAAAATGGTTTTTGACAAGATATTAACCCTATCTGGCGGTATTAGCCCTCTTGAGCTTGACGCAGTTAATTCAGCCCCGCAACCAGCTCAGCCAACTAATCAGCCAGTTCAACAGCCAGCAATGGCTCAATAAATATGCCATTTAAAAAGAGAGGTTGCTACTATTATTCGCCTTCGGGTAGAAAATATACTGCTAAACAAGTTCGCACTTATTATGCGACTGGTGGTTGGAAAAGAAAACCCAAAAAAAAGAAATGACCTCAATAATAATCCCAATCAGATATAGACCCGACCTCACCCGAGTTTGTATTGATAGCATTCTGCTTTATACGAAGGACTTTGAATTGATACTGGTTCAGGAAGGGGAAGACCAAGAGATTACCGACCTTTGCCAAGAATATGCCAAGAAAGAAAATATAAGTTTCACGCAAAACATAGAATCTAAAGGATACGCTGGAGCTTTGAACACAGGGCTAAAGATAGCCAAAGGCGAGTATTACTGCTTTATCAATAATGACATAGTAGCCACACCTAACTGGATGGATGAGATGTTAGAAGCAACTAAAGAGGAAGATGTCGGTTTAGTTTCACCAACCTTCTGGGGAACGGGCGAAAGACAAAGCGTTGACTGGAATGAACGGATTAATAAAAGGTTTGATTTCGTTAATGAGCCGTTATCCTTAATGGGAGTATGCTTCTTAATACCCAAGGGTGTAATGGAAATGGTAGGCAAGTGGGACGAGGATTTTAATCACGGCGGAGAGGACTTTGATATAACCTTGCGGGTTTATGGTTTCGGACAAAGATTAGTTATCGCTCGCAGGTCATTCATCTATCATTACGGCGGAGCTTCTACCAGAGAATTGTTTAAAAGCGATTTTGAGGCGGTTTGGAAGCACCGTATTGAACAAATTGACTTACTAATTAAAAAACATAATTTAGACGCTGATGATGTTTATAAGCGTCTTCAAATAACAAAATGAATGATTCACAAATGATTTTTAATAAACAAGAATTAGAACTAATTAACCGCTTATTCGGCGAGAGTAAATCCCTTCTAATGCTGGTCAGGAAATCCTTTTTACAAGGGGAACTAACCGATAAGGAACAGGAGGTTGTCGTCAATTATGAAACAGATGAGTTTAAAGCTCTCTTAGAGAAAACCTTTTTACCCCGACTTAATCCCGAAGCGGATATTGGCAATCTGGCAGATGAGTGGATAAACCTTGATTTTAGTAATTTTGAGTCAGCTATCTTTTCCTGCCAAGCCAGAGAAATCGCTATTAAGTATTTAGACCAAGAATTAGAGCGGCTATGGACACAGGATAATCCTGAAATTATCTTAAAAGAATTGGTTTATTCCAGAAGCAAAGACAAGGAACGAAGTTATGTTGAAATGAGAGCCAGAGCCGCCATACTCCAAAGCATTGAGGTTAATTTTGGACAATTGAAACACTTAGCGGGAGACAGAACAGAAACACAAGAACAAATTGAATATAGGATGAGAAAAAATAGTAACAAATAAAAATTAGAGTTTTTAATAAATAGCTGGTGGGGCTTAACCACCGAAAAATTATGACGAATGATAAAAAAGGTTTGCAGGATGCCGTAATTTCTGCGAAAGAGGTTCTTGAAAAAACTGATAAAGAGAAATATCCAAAACTTTATGAGAGCCGAGAAGCTAATGTAAAGTCATTGGAAATTGCTCTTGACCAGAGATTAAGAGCCAAAAAGGCAGAGAAGGATTTGAAAAATAATCCTCCAGAGGAGAAAAAAACTCCGAAAAATAATGGAGACGCAACTCCGACAAAACGCTTTTCTTTAGACGATATTGAAGAAATGTCGGCTTTATCTAAAGTCCACAAGGACGACCGAGAAGAAATCTTTGACTATGCCGAAAGGAAAAAGCTCAAGGTTTCAGAGGTATTGGATAAGCCTTTTATTGCTTCATTCTTAAAAGAAAAAGAGGAAGAGAGGAAATCCGCCGAAGCGTCTAACACCGCCAAGAACCAGCGGACAACTTCCAAATCTTCCAACAAGCGACTGCTTGACCAATTAGAAAAGGGCGAACTGCCAGAAGAGGATATTGACAAAGCAGTCAAGGCGAGATTTAAAAAACTTAAGGGTAAGAGCTAATCAATTTATAGATGGGGATTGGCATTAGTTCTATTGGTAGAGAAAGAATAAAAAAATGGCTAATACTAATGCTACTACGAGTTGGAGAGCCAAATGGGCTTCGGCCAATCTTCAGGAATCTCTGAAAGCGACTTTAGTTGCTGAAAAGATTTGTAGAGTTGACCGAGGTGGAAACTATTACATTTGGAATCCATACATTTCGCAGTTATCTGCGACCGTTCAAGCTGTTGTCGGAACTTATGCCATCGGAACACACACAACCGTTGATGACACCTTAACCGTTACTGACGAGTTTTATGTTTCCGACCATATCTATGACTTTGAGAAAAAGATGCAGCATTCTGACATCTTTCAAGCTTGGGCACAGGAAGCGGCTTACGCTGTTTCCCGTGGGATTGATAAGTGGGTGCTTAATAACCTTTGTGAAGATGGCACAGGAACTTACACCACGCCAGCTGGGGGCTTCACCACAGCGGCTAATATCAATGGCATAATCTCTAAACTGGGAGCAAAGTTCTCTGGATATGCCGATATCTATAACGGCTTGTTTTTGGTGATTGAAGCGGCTGATACTGCTGGTTTTACTGAGTCAGGAATGGCAAGCGGATTTTCTTTTGCTGATTCCGCTTTGAGAAACGGCTTTATGAAGAGCTACGGAGGATTTGATATTTATGCCGTTATTGATGGCACATTTGTCAGCGCTACTCTTGGTTCAACCGCAGTTACGAACAGCGGACATAGAGTCGCTGGAGTTAAAAGCATTACTACTTACGCTTCACCCCGTGGAATTGAATACGAAGAGTTTCCAATTTCTGGGTCAACTGGTCGGGAAGTCGTAATGTATGGTTATTGCGGTTTCAAAGCGTGGTATCAGAAGAAAGCTCTAATCATTGATATCACGATAGCTTAATAAATCTTCTGTGAAGTTATCGGGGCAGATAAGTCCCATCTACCAATACTCTATCTGCCCCAATAAGTCCTTAAGATTAAAAATATGCCTATACCAAAAAATCCAACTATTAAAGTTGAAATGAGCGACATTTCAGCTGAGAAATCACCAGCTGAAAGATTGGCTGACTTTGATGCTTTGGTTGAAGGATACAAAATCCAAAATCCAGTTAAGTATAAAGTGAAAAAGGAACAAGGCGACTTTGACAGGCAGAGAGCGATTATTCAAGGGAAGAATCCAACACCGCTTAAAATCGTTAATCCGCCCCAAGAGTCAAAAGAGGAAATAACAGGTGAAAAGGAAGAGCCAAAGGAAGTAACGAAAGAGGAACCTAAAAAAGAGCCAGAAGCAAAACCTAAAGCTCCAAAACCTAAAGCTAAAAAGCGGAAAGGGAAAAAATAATGAACAAACTAAAAAAACTCAAAATTAAAGCAACCACTGGATGGTTACTATTCGGTTTAGCTGTTATTGTCTCTGCTGGATTGGTCTTTGCTTATAGTGGTGATGCTCCTAATATCGTTATAGAGGGTGATTACATTGAAGCCCCAGAAACTCCATTAGAAACTCCGATTATTGAAGATGAAATGTTGGGCGGTTCAATGAAATGGTCTAAACAAGGAAATAGAGTAACTTGGATTGAAAGTGGGAAATTCGCTGATAAATCAGTAGTTCTATTCTCAATTCTTAATCCAGTTGACTACGGAAAAGCAACTTCTACAGACGCAACCTACAACGCAGCCACTCACGAAGTATCCACCTCAACAGTAAGAAGTATTAACTTAGATATTACAGGAGTAGCTACTTCAACGACTGCTATTATTTGTGGAGGAGCATCAACAGCAACAGCAGAACCAACCTACGAGTTATTAAACTTAACTCTACCAACCTCAACACCTGGAGTATTCAATAACAACCAAGCTACCACAACAGATGGTCTTGGCGTTATCGGGACTGGTTCAGCAACGCAGATTCTCCTAACCCACGACTACGACTATTTCAACTGTATCGCCACAGGAACACCAGCAACGGTAGCATATTGGGACACAACAGCCGTAAATGGAGTTATTGGCACAAATAACACCTTTGACGGAACTTATAGTGTAGAGATTATCAAGAACCTTCAGTAATTATTGATTTACAAACAGCCCTTTTTTGAGGGCTGGAGTAAGAAAATAATTAAGGAGAAAATAAAATGGCAGATTCACATATGCAATATAATAGCCATACAGACGGATTGGATTGCGTAAGCACAATC